AGTTTCAGATTTAAAGGTTAAATCTTCACGTCGTGCATACCCGCCCAGGAAGGTCACAGCCCAACCATTAGGATTAAAATCCTGATAGCCAGCTGCGACCGAATCCTCTTTAGTCTCGGGTACCTTAAGTCGTCGCGCTTTCCGGACCAGTACTCTGTACTGGAACCAGTAGGCGTTATCCACTTTAGGCACAGTTTGATTAAAAGGAACCTGAATTCCACCATCTATAACCTCCGAGAAAGGAATCGTAAGCTTGCGCTTAAGCCCCCTTCGAAGATAAGCGATAGTGTTAGGGAGGCGGACTCCAGCTAGAGCAGACCAGCGATTAAGCCGATTGATAGCTGAGTACACGTCAGAAACAGTCTCTAGGGTTTTGATATATACACCGCGCACAAAATGCCCGGCGTACCAATCATGCCCGCAAGACTCGCGAAAGACGCCAGTATTAAACGATTTATCATCGTTTACCTTAAACCCTAGCTTGGTTAGCATTTTAACGACAAAAGCATAAGCGTCCTTACGGACAATTATGTCGTCGCCAAATACGCCAAACTGGGTCTTAGGACAGTGTGAATCGAGATTCATCATCTGATACACGGCTCTAACTGCGCACGCGAATATGACCGTCTGCAGGGGGAACGTAAAACCGTTCCCCATTGTAGAAATCATATTCAAGTCCATCTCACTACCATCTGGGAGTATGGTAGATCTGCTACGAGCTAGCTCAAAGTAACCGAGGAGGTTACCCGGAACTATTCGTCTCACGAGGGACATTGAAATGCTATCACTCGCACTCTGGAGGTCGATAGTGCCAAAAGCACCATCGAGGCTCCCGATACGAGCTAATTCCCTATTGAAATCTGGTTGTGTCTTAAGGCTGATGCCGAAAGATTTAGCCAAACAACTCTCTAGGAAAGCACCGAGGGCCTGCTGGATTAACATGTTAACCAGTGGCTCAGTACAGCAACTTCGCGAGATTTCTGCTGTCTTTGGGACAAAGAACAAACGGTTGCCTGAAACTATCTCATGTCCGAACCTGGAGTCCCTCTGCATTTCTGCTAAGGCCCATGTGTCAGATTCCGAGATAGCCGCCCTATACAGGGCTAGCAGGTAGCTGTTAGTAGTCGTGATACGAGAGTTAAATAGCTTCGTATAGAAGCTATCATTCTTGCATTTTAGACTACTGCCAGGTCCTGCCGTGAACGTTTGGCGGATATACTCCAAATCAAACGTCTCGTCGCTCGGTCGCATGCATTTCAAGATATTATCCCGGAAGTAATCCCAGAATACTGAGTCTTGCTCCGATTCTACAGGGAACTCGAAAAGATTTGTGTCGATTCCGGCGTTTATGGCTTTGAATTTCTCCAAAGCCTTGGCGTTAGCCTCGACACTCTGGCCCTTCGGTTCAAGCTTCTTATAGAAGCTTCTGTAGAGCATTTGACACCTAACTTCCTCAATACCCATATCCGAAGATAGTGGGGCACCAAGGCCGCTTGGACAAACGCCAGCGATATCAGACAGAAAAGAGTCAAAAAGACCCTGATAGGGGTACATTTCGTTCCTTCACATTCAGAGGTTAGTTCAACACATACCTCTGTCCCGCCACTAAAAAGAGCTTGCTCGTAAGACGAAACCTGTGTACTCTCGTACACAGCCGGTTCAGTTAATAACCAGACTGAATCATTCAGAGCCTTCTGTTTCCAGATGGATGGATGACCCGGTATCTCGAAGCGAGCAAACCAGCTAGGGTAGCTACTCACTAACTTATGTTAGAGAGTTCCCGTAATCGCAGTGTCGCCAATTCCCGATGAAGATTGGGAAATGGCACCAAATGCGAGCGAGAGCGCAGCCCGAACGTTGGCAGGATCCGCAGAATCAGCCCCAGCAGGAACATCGAGTTGTACAGTGACAACCATATTCTTGTAGGCCTGACCTGCGAGCGGAAGGACTCCTTTCCGAACGACAACTTTATAGCTGTTAGTCGGAATCTTCGTCAGTACGCCGGTTACCGGATTAACAGGTGACAGAACCTGAGGGTTCTGAGGCCTGAACATGGCAACCGAGAACGGCGCAGAAACGGCATGCGTAAGCACACCGGTCTGCGTCCCGCCCAAACCAGTCACAACCCACTGCTTACTATTGATGTTCGGCGGAGTATCCGCCGTAATCGTATAAGTAGGGGAAGTTAAACCGGTCTGAGCAAGCCCCGTAACCGGGGAAGTGAGAGCAAAGGTCATAATGGACCAACTTTCATTTAGGTTATGATCTCAACGGGCGTTTCCGCTAGCGTCGAAATCGAAAGTCTCGCGCACTAGCCAACAGAGCACCCATGTTTACCCACTTAGTACTATCAATGCCAGGCACTGATACTACAAGAGGAGGTAAACCGAGCGATGTCGGTATAGTACGGTTGACGGTGATGCGCTTATACTTGCGGGACGCAGTCGTCTTGCCAATCATTCCCAGCGGGTGACGTGAATTGTGAGTAAAAGATTCGTCATACGTAAAAAGTTCCTCATCGAGGCACATTAACGTTTCACGTTTCTCAGTCCTTACAATCCATTTCACCGCTGAGGTGTCTGTGCAAGCCGCTGATACAATGTCTCCCAGATTGACGAAATAGTCAATAAGGAAGGAATAAGGTATCAGTTCATAGATAGTAGGCACGAAGTTCTGGACTTGAAAGCCCATACGATCGTACATCTTATCTACTAACGTCCCTGGCCCATCCAAAGTCCTAGTTAACCCTACAACATACTGAACAGAAGCAGCCGTCTCAAAGTGATCAGATACTTTATATCTGACACAAGTGGCGATGCCTAGGCCGTATGATTTAGAGCTTGCTTTGGACTCAGCTACAGTGGACTTACTCCTGACTCGACTCTTTCGAATCTCGCCAGTAAGTACATCTTTGGCCGCACCCAATATCTCCTTAGCATCGGAGATCGCAGGTTTGATACCAAACTGTAGCTCTAGCCAAGTGCCGGACATAGCGTCCTTAACAGCCGTCAGCTTACGCTGGCGGAAGTTAACACTAGTTTCAGACTTACGCTGGTTCAAGCTTCCAGCCTTCTTCCGTTCGGATTTTAGACGGAGAAGGTAGTTGCTTAAGCCTTTGCGAGCTGATTCGAGTGGGTGTCTCAGCATGTGGATAGTCTCTCTTAACTCGCCTAAAACGAGAAGCCCGTTTACATTATAAGCTTCATTTCGAATCTTATCGTATAAACGAGTGAGAGCCTCGGCCCCGGCTGACGTTGGAGTACTAATTAGGTGACTTACTAAGGTAGCACCATAATTAGTTGAGCTATAGGGGAAACCATAAACAGCAGCATTCTCGTAAAAGTTCAAACGCCATTTAGGATCGATGGCGTAAACTCCTACAAAGACTGTTGCCTTTATTGGCTTCTCTTCTAGCACAATTACACGATCCACAGTATAAGCTGAGCCTGCTTGCAGGCCTTGCTTTATGCGGACTTTATAGTTCGGATTGTCTGTACCTGTTCGAGAACCATTTACGACCCATATATGG